CTACTCATCTTCATCTCCAAAGTTGCGGCACCCTTGGGTACGGGGGAAGCTGGATCGTAGTGTGGCACATAATCTTGCGGCTGCATAGAGGGTCCGTCCGGCGTGTTCCACATCTCACACTCAGCGCGCCGCCGATTGACGAGGCCCGGAATAACCTGCTTGCCTGTGGCACAGCCATGCACCCATAGCTTTAGTTGAGTGGGAACTTCGTTAGCTTCTCCAGAATTAAGTAAACGAAGAAGAGTAGAACTATGGAAGTTAGAAAGTCCCACGTTGTAAGCAAATGAAACAAGAGCCGTAAACTGGTTATTCGTGACAGGAACCTTAACATATTTACACACTCCTTCCTCGAAAGGTCCTAGTTCCTTCGCGTAGGCTTGGTCTATTTGCTCCTTGGTCATTACTGTGTCACGAGTAATGCCATTAGTGAGTCCTGGTCCTATGTTCCAAACCCCGCCAATTGCATCCCAAGTAGACTTGTAACGGCCATCGGGAAGGCGGCCTTCTTTGCCTACCCACTCTTCGGACTCTATAAACTGCTCAAGTGGAAGGCTTACCATGCTAGACCTCCCCCCAAGTATGACCTAACTGGCCATACCCATCCTTATCCACGGCACCCATCCATAAATGACAACCGCTATTTGGCTCAGGTATTGACTTCTCTTCAAAACGTTCTATAGTAGAAGCATCCATTTAGCGAGCCCTCCTATGGGGACGATGATAGTTGAAGCCTTCATCTACATGGCCGCAGTCCCTAACCCCGCTACTGTAGAAAGTACAACCATTGCGGAAGCGGTTCTTAACTATGATGCGGTTAGCCTGAGCAGAACGCATGAAGGGGGAACGGCTAAGGGAACCGTCAAAGTCACAAGCGGCGCCTATGTGATGAAGGGAATGGCGAACATGGCCGGTAAGGGAGAAACAATGAATAGAGTGGGGATGATAACCAGCGGCGGTTAGATCGGAAATAAGAGATTGAAAGCGAGTAGCTAGATGACGAGCGACTACGATCTGCTTGTTAGCAGAAGTCTGGACAGTTACCAAGTCAAGTCCGGGGGGAGTGAAGTAATGAACGTGACAATGATGGCGAACATGGTGGTGATAGTGGTGGTGCCTTGCTTCCACCGAAGTTGAGAAGAGAAGCACTAGAGCTAAGATTGCTAGCCTAAGCATTAAGGTCCTCCATAAATTCTTCCCAAGTTTGTTCCTTTTTTGTAATGGAAACACCTAGTTCATTTGTCGCCTTCTCTAAGTTAGCCATCTCTCTACGGTAGTAAGCAACTACAAGACTGGAGATAGCTCCTAACAACTCACTATTATGCAGTTTAATAGTACGATCTAAGGGCAAAGACTGGCATAAAGCTGTTAGCTCCTTTATACCTTTAATGGCTATAATATCCGCTATTAACTGCTCTCTTTCTTCTAGGAGAACTATAGCCTTCCTTATATACTGTAGCTGATCTAGGTCTATCATGCTCCATTACCTCTCTGCATGCGTGCGGCTCGCGCGGCTGGATTCATTTGATCGGCAGGAATGGCCCCAGGAGGCGATTGCGTACCCGTGGGCAGCCTTCCGGGCATTGCCCCCTGCCGGGGCTGGCCTGGCATTCCTCGTCCCTGCTGGCCCCCTGGGGTGCCTGGCTGGCCCCCTGGTGCGGCTGCCATCTGCTTTTTCTGGAGGCTCACCATATGCTCCTGGATATGCGCCCGCAAAGTTGCATGGCTGTCGGCAATAGGGCCACCAGTCTTAAGGAAGTTAAGATGAGACTGGAGGTGTTCCTGGTCGTTGTCAAGAGGGGAGACATGGACCTGGAAACCCTCCATGAGCATAAGGTTCTCTTGCTCAGCCGGTAAAGACTGCGTAAGAGCAGAGGGCCTGAATATTTGCCTAGAAAGGCGTGGACCAAATGTAGACTCGATAAGCTGAGCAATAGCAGGCTGGAGGGTAAGAGTATAACCTTCATAGAACTGTGGAGGCACCCCGCGTAGAATGTTCATCGCGGCAATTTGCTGCTGTATCTGTTGCGCGTTCCTTGCAGCCTCTACGCCTAACCAGCGGAACTCTACCCGCTCGTTCAGCTGTAGCGGTTCGACTTCCTCCATTTGGGCTTAAACACCGAGTGGGCCGTACTTCTTAATCGTAAGCTCCCGATCTCGGAACTGATAGTCCAAAGCTATGAACCATTGAAGGAGAGGAGTTAGTATCCCTTCCTCCAGAGTCGTAACGGCATCAGCCGTTGTAAGTATATCCACCATTTGCTCGTTGGCGATGTCCGCCTGAGTTGGCTTCTTTTTGCTTGCACCCTGCGTAATAGTAGCCGGGGTGACTGAGAGTATTTGAAGAATGGTATCCTTCGCACTTGCGGCAATTGCGAAACCTTTCTCCCATAGATCGGGGAACTGGATGACCTTGGTTGAGTTCGGATTACACTCCCAAATAGCCGCCATGCTCATAATCATAGAAGCTACACGAGGGTTGTCATTAGGATCAGTCATGACAATAGGCATAAGCGAGTACATAGCCGAGTCCATAGCTATGTTGACAGCATCGTTAGCCTTGTACTGCATGTCAGCGCAGAACTTAACACGGCTATCTCCCTTGAAAACCCCGGCTGTTTTGACGACTGGGCAACTTAGGATAGGGACTTTGCTGTTCCAATAGATCGACTCCCGGCACCCGAGAGGTACACCGTCTGACTTGATAAAAGTTTGACAAAGCTTCCTTGAAGTCTTCGACTTCTCCCCGCGCTTCATCGAGCTTTTGTCTTCGTCTTCCAATTTCAGCTTTGTCCATACCTCGTAGACCTCTAGCGGCTCTCCCTTACCTAGCTTTATACCCAAGTTATCCGTAAGCTGCTTCTTTATATTCTTCTCAGGTATCTTTTGCCGGACATCCTCTAAAGATTCTATGAGGTCTTCCCCGGCTTCTTTGTCGAATACTCCTTCATCTTTAAGTCTCTCAATCTCAGCCTTAGAGTAGCGTCTAATAATTGCGACTCCTCCACCCCTTTCAAGAGCGTCTTCAATAGAGTCTGCACTTGCTGGGAAGATAACAATATCGCTATCGTGTAAGACCTCGATCTCTGGGCGTCCATCCAGAATCTCCTCGGTTACAATAGCCTCATCTTTACCTTGAGGTTGCGTGGCACCCGACTGAGGATTTATTGGGGAGCGGACTCGTTTCTTGATAGTACGCTTAAAGGAGCGCCAAGAGAGACTGAGGTGATACGAACCCTCCACGTCGCCGTTGACGCAGAGCGCTGGCATAACCTCTGTACGGAGTCTAGTTGAGCTAATATAGTGCTCTGCGAGGCTGAGCAAAGAGTCAGGTACCGTACCATCCGTAGTAATGGCTTCAACGTGTCGCTTGGATTGCGGGAAGATTTGGTTGACAAAGCGGGTTTTCCTTGCTTGGATCGCGGCATTAACAAGAGGAACAAAGACCTTAGAGTCACCAGCGTAAAACTGATGCTCGTTTATCTTACAGTTATAAATGTCCCAATAGTCAGCTAGATCGTCAGCGCGCTCTTTCTGCTCCTCAAAAGCTTTGCGCGCTCGCTCGTAAAGCTTAACAAGCTGCTCATCTATGTCCTCATCACCTAGCAGGTGCTCAGGTTCAATGTAGTCCTCAAGATAAATTATGCTACTATCAGCCATGTCTATCCGGCCTTGATGTTAGGTGCTTCACACCACTACGAGCATCTATGGTATAGTGCGCAGCTAAGTCCTCGTTCTGACTAAGGAATATTGGAAGGGCTGCCTCGATTGCTTGCATGAGCGTAGCATAGGAATTCTTTTTAGGCTCTTTAGTGTTAGGCATATAAGCATAACCGCTAGTAAGCGCGCGCAGGGTCCAAAGAGCGTTCTGGGCAACCGCGAGTTTAGAAGTGTCAATCTGTGTTTGCAAGAGGGCACGGGAGCGAGCGGGGTCGGCACCCATCGAGGGGGCCTCTCCTTGAGAGCGCAGGATCGCTTTCAGTCCGAGGGTGTCATGGAGCTGGAGGGGCCGGGGGATGACGAGCGAACCAGGGTGAGCGACTTGCGCCCGGATATAAGATAGGGCCTCTGGGATTGCGGACGCGGGGGCACCCTCGATAACAACGTCATCAAGGATGACGAGTCGAGACTTGTGATAGGCGATTGCTGCTGCGGCAGTATCGGTCGAAGTAGCATTGATGGCATAGATCACCTTTGCAGAGGGACGTATCTCCTCAAGAGGGTTAGTCATGGTATGGAGAAGGGGATCAAACCCCTTGTATATGGGCTCGCCTGGATACATGCGAGGAACATAAGCGAGCGCGTTGAGCACGTCAATTTTGCCAGAGGGGAAATTTTGGAGCTGCGTCGCTAATTGTGGGAGCGGCTTGGCGGAAACAAGGTCGCCGGAAGTGATGAAGGGTTGAAGGCTGCGGATGAACTCAAGCTTGTTTTTGGGGGCTTTGATTGGTTGGACGGGTAGGAATATACCTCGCTCAACCATTGCACTGCGCAAAGGTTGGAATATAAACTCCTCAAGCCCATCCCTTTCAACTCCGATGAAAGTAGGGTTATACCTTTGTGCGATACTAAAGATCGTATCAATGATGTCACTAGGGCGGTGTGTACCCCCGAATGCTTCCCA